CGCCGCTCCTGGAGATCCCGTGGGCCAAACTGAAGGAGACGATCGTCGACCCGTGCACGCCCCCGGAACCGGAGGTAGAGTTACCTGCACCGCGGCCGCGGTGGGATGCGAGGAACAAGACGATCTCAGAAGAACTTGATCTCCGGGTATCGGATTGGCTGATGCCCAGAAATCCGCGCACCCGCGGCACCGGAGAGATTGAAGGCGAGCACCCGGTTCACGGCTCCGAGACGGGCTCGAACCTGACGATATCAGCAGACGATCAGGAGTGGTACTGTCGCCGTCATGAGACGGGCGGAGGGCCTCTGGAGGCGTTCGCGGTCGCGGAAGGTATGATTGATTGTGCCGACGTCCGACCCGGGTGCCTGCAAGACAGGATACCCGAGATCCTCGACAGACTGAAGTTGTATGGGTACGAGCAGAAATTGAAAGAGGCACGCCTGGAACGGGTGCGGGAAGCGCACCGGCAGAGAGAGGCGCCGGTGAGTGCCGCCGCGACACCGACGAGGGCCGAGCCGGTCGCGCCGCAATCGTCCGCGACTGACTATAGCCGGTTCTTCACGATCGGGAAGAACGGCGGGGTCTCCCTAATTTACTCGGATATCGCCGACTACATCGCCGATACGCTACACACCGTGACCTATCGCGGGATGATCTACGTCTACGACCCGAAAATGGGCATCCACCGCCCGAACGATACCGACGTCGAGCAGATGACCCAGGAAATCGCGGAGCAGTGTGGATACGGTGGGAGGATTACGACGGCGAAGCGGGAGGTGCTATCCTACGTGACGGCGAAGAACGTTCGGCGCGAGTATCCGTTCAACCGGTGCCCAGGGATCCCGGTAGCAAACGGGGTGGTCATGGTAGACTATGCGACCGGGGAGCGGACCCTGGAACCACACCGGCCGGAGAACCTCTACACCTATCGGCTGCCGGTGATGTTCGATCCGGAGGCCCCGATGGACGAGATCGATGCGGTGATCGCGTCGTGGGTGGATGAGGACGCCCGCCAGCTACTCTACCAGATCCCGGCGCAGGCACTCCTGCAGGCCACGGTGGCCCCAAAACCCTACAAGAAGAGTTACATCATTCACGGGGACACGAACGCAGCGAAATCATCATACCTCGAACTGTTGCGGCGATGTTTCGGCGAGGAGAACACATCGCGGGTGATGTTGCAGCGCATCGGGCAGGACCGGTTCTGTCTTGCCGGCATGGAAGGGAAACTGTTCAACATCTACGATGACCTGGACGACGTTCCGATGCAAAACTCGACGGTGCTCAAGACCCTGACGGGATTCGACATGCACGACGTTGAGCGGAAAGGGATCGACTCTTACCGGGCGCGAATCTTCGCCGTGCATGTCTATACGTGTAATCAGCCCCCAGAGACTCCGGAGAGGGTGTTGAACGACGCTGCCTTCTGGGAACGATGGGAATACATCACGTTCCCGAACTACTTCGCCGTCGACCCCGGTTGGTATGACCGGGTGCTGACGCCCCGGAACTGCTCCGCATTCTTCAACCGGGTAATCGACCATGCCGTCGAGATCATGCAACGCGGCAGCCTAGTCATCAAGAGCAACGCCTACGACGTCCGCGACCGCTGGAAGACGAACAGCGACCCGATCTACAAGTTCGTCCAGGAGAATATGGACAGAAGCGAGACCGGATATATCCACAAGCAGGAGATGTATGATGCGTTCCTCGCGTTCGCCCACACCGAGGGGGTGGCCGATTCGAAGATCCCGCTTACGCTGGATATGTTCGCCCAGGCCGTATTTAAATATGGATTCACACCAGCGCGGGTGCGGATAGATGGGAAACGAACGCATGTGTTCCAGGGATACACCTGGAAATCGAGCAGCCAGTACAGGCCACGAGGCACCGTTGATTCAACACTTTCGGGAGGAGTAGTATGATATACAATCACGCGCCGAGTTCACCGGAGGGCGGACCAGTTGGGACACTTACCCGGACTGTCCCAACTGGTCCAACATTATCTCTACTTCTTGGTGTGTCAAAAAAAGAGAGATCGTACAGAGAGAAGTACATAATATTAAGGAGTTTGTTGCCGGAGGGCGGACCAGTTGGGACACCCCTTAACGTGTCACCCGGGACGGTCCCCACCCTCTCTCACCCCGCCTCCCACCTGGTACCCCAGATCCCCCAGATCACTCCACGACGACCGGGGTTGGCGTGTCACGCGTGTCACCTCATGGGGGTGGTCTAATGGTTGTTAGACTCTGCACCGTCGCCGCCGACCAGGACCACCTGGTCGGGGTCCCGCTGGAGCAAGCGCAGGTCCCATTCACCCTCGACCGCAGCAGGGGCAGCTCGACGGTGGTCCTCATCGACGAGGTCGACGTCGACCGAGCCCGGACCGCCCTGGAGCGGTTCGGCACGTTTCGGGAGGAGGAGACCCCATGACCGCCACCACCCCGGCCTCCCGTAAAGCGAAAGGCCGAAAGTTCCAGCAGGCGATCCGCGACGACCTGGTCGACCGGCTCGGCATTGCCCCCGGCGACGTCCTGTCCACACCTATGGGACAGGCCGGCTGCGATATCTATCTGTCGCCGAAGGCCCGCGAGCGGTTTCCGTTCGGGGTCGAGTGCAAGCACCAGGAGACCCTCTCTATCCCTGTGTGGTGGCGACAGTGTAGGTCGAACGCGGAGGCCGAGGGGCTCGCCCCCCTACTTGTGTTCCGGCGGAGCCGTGAGGAGCCGCTAGCAGTGCTCCGGTGGAGCGACCTTCTCGCGGTCATTGCATTAGGGAGATTCTGTGGATATATCCTCGCTGGAGACTTGCCCGGCACGTTAGACACCCAGGCAAATATGCCGGAAGGCCCTGGGGATGAGCGGCCATGACTCTGTTGACTCAGCTGCCCGGCCACATCTGCCCCGGTGACCATGGGGGCCTCCGGGTCGTTATTGGGGGGATCGAGCACCTGGTCACCGCAAACGATGCCGCCCGCCTCCTCTACGCAGGGGATATCGCTCTGCTTCGAGATCCTGATCCGACCCCGCTCCTCCGGGGTGAGCGGCGCCGCAAGACCGGCCACATCGTCCCGTCTCGCGATGACGGCGACGTGACACCACACCTGATAATCTCCATCCGCTCTGGCGACCGTGACGGCCAGCCTGGCCGGCTCTACCTGGCACAGAAGGCCGAGGCCGTAGCAGTCCTGGAAGGTCGGCTTGATATCTGTATGGTGGTGAGTGTGTAATGGAACGCTATGAGGAGGGGACGGCCAAACACCAGATCACAGTATCAGCAGACACCTTGGCGGACCTGTGGCGGCTCAAAGCCGTGTTATTCCCTGGGAAACCGATAGGATCTATATCGCACGACGACGTTATCCGAAAACTTATCGACGAACCCGAATCCCTGCTATCCCTAACGTCCACGCGTTCCACTCCCAGAGGGGGTATTTCTACTCAGAGAACGACATTACTTTGATAGGAATGCCACAACTCACTACTCTTTTACTTGAACTCTGGGAATGGGTCCGGGGCTTGTTCCGCCCCTCCCCAGCAGACCCCACTCCCCCCGCATCGACACCCACCACCCCGCCCACGATCTCTCCGGCAGTTCGGCAGTTCGTTCTCGTAGGACATACGCTGACCGAGCAGGAGAACCTCAAACGGCAGATCGCTGAGGCCGAGGCCGCGGGCCTCCGATCGTTCACGCTCAACTATCCAGGGGGATACTACCGGATCGTTGACGGGCAGATCGTCGAATCTGGGCGATATACATGATCGAGTCGCTCCCGGTCTACGAGTCCGCCGCCGTCGCGGTATCCGCGGCTGCAGCATGGCTCGGTGCCCGGGCGTGGTATCGGCGAGCCGCCCCCGCCGCGTCGGATGCCGTTGACATGGTCGTTGAGGCCGGCGAACTCCTGACCGCGATCCGTGACATGCTCCGGGACGGCGCAACCGCCGAGGAGGTCCAGCGGACAGTCGAGGAGGCCGGCGAACTCCTGACCGCGATCCGAAGACTTGCATCGTAGATAACAATGCCGAAAGCGCCGAGAACCTCGCCCCAAAAAGTGCGTTCAACCGTTCGGTCTCGTGCAGCGCTCGATCTGCGAGCGCAGGGGTTCTCCTACAGCGATATCGCGGATCGGCTCGGGATCGGGCGTTCAACGGCGCATCGGTATGTGACGCAGGAGCTCGCATATCTCGCACAGGAGTGCCGCGAGGACGCCGAGCAGATCCGGACCCTGGAACTGCAGCGTTTGGACACCCTATATGTGGTTGCTGTCGGGGCTGCCTTAGACGGTGATCTCGCCGGGGTAGACCGTTGCATCAAGATCGCGGAGCGGCGGGCGAAGTTGCTGGGGTTAGATCAGGCGCAGAGGGTTGAACATAGCGGCCAGGTCACGTGGGTGGACCTGGTACGAGTAGCAACAAACGATATCGACAATGACCAAACTCCCTCCGCTTGAGACGGCCCAGACGCTCCTCGCCCGTGGGCGAGCCGATCCCGTCTGGTGGATCCGGGAGGTCCTCGGCGACGACCTCTGGGGAGAACAAGCCCAGATCGTCGAGTCTGTCCGTGACACTCCGGAGACCGCTGTACGCTCCTGCCACGGCATTGGGAAATCGTTTATTGCTGCCAGGACGGCGCTCTGGTTCCTGTACACCCATGCCCCCTCAATCGTTATCACAACTGCCCCAACAGACCGACAGGTACGCGGCATCCTCTGGAAGGAGATCCGGTCTGGCCACCGGCGTGCCCGATACCCCCTCGGCGGTGAGGTTCTGACACAGGAACTGAAGTTAGCAGAAAATTGGTTCGCCTGGGGGTTCACGGCCCCTGAGTACGACCCCGACCGGTTCCAGGGGTTTCACGAGGTCTACGTCCTGGTGATCGTCGACGAGGCTGCCGGTGTCTCGCAGGAGATCTACGAGGCGATCGACTCCATCCTCACGAGCGAGCACGCTCGCCTGCTCCTGATCGGGAACCCGACGAACCCCATCGGCCGGTTCGCGGACGACTTCAAGACCGCTGGCGTCGCGAAACATGCGATCTCCTGTACATCCACGCCGAACTTCACCGCGTTCGGCATTACCCGAGATGACCTGATCAACGACACCTGGGAGACAAAAATCACCGGCCCGCTTCCTGCCCCATATCTCATCACACCGTATTGGGCAGCGAAGATGATCCGGCGGTGGGGTGCGGATTCACAGTTTGTCCAGGCTCGCGTGTGGGGGGAGTTCCCGGCAGCCGGCACCGATGCCCTGATCCCACTACACTGGATTGACGCGGCTGTCGAGCGAACCCTGGAGCCCGTCGGTCCGGACGAACTCGGGGTCGACGTGGCCCGGTTCGGCACCGACGAGACCGTCCTTGTGCACCGCTGCGGCCCTGTCGCCCGGGTCCACGCGGCGTTCTCCCAGAAGGACACGATGGCAACTGCCGGGGCGGTCCGGGCAGCGCTCAGGGCGACACGGGCAACCTCTGCCAAGATCGACGCGGTCGGTATTGGCGCCGGCGTCTACGACCGACTCAACGAGTTGGGCGAACCTGTGCAGGAGATGCAGAGTGGTGCCGCAGCCCAGGATTCGGAACGGTTCGCGAACGCCCGGGCGGAGTGGTGGTGGGGCCTCCGGGAACGGTTCGAGAGCGGGGATATTGATATCGAGGACGACGAGGACCTGGTCGCCCAGCTCGCGGGCATCAAGTATAAGATGACCAGCCGGGGTCAGATTCTCATTGAATCGAAAGAGGACATGAAGAGACGTGGTTTATCAAGCCCGGATCGAGGCGATGCGCTCATGCTCGCATTCGCAGCGGTCCCTGACGAGCCGCGGCCGGCGTTCTTCACAGTATCGAGGCGATAATGACAGCAAGTTTGAAACAACGATTCATATGGGGTCTTGCAGACCTACTCGGGGTCGACTGCCATATACCGGTCCCAACAGACCCGATCGATCACCTGGTCACCCTTCCAGACGACCAGAACACGGTTTACGCCTGGGTATTCAAGGAGTATGCGACCGATGCTGATATGCGCGACCTTGCGGAGGCGTTCTCCCATGTCGGGATGAAAAGGGGGTTGCGGGCGGTGCACCTGTTCGTCCGGGACATCCGTGAGATCAGGGAGATCCCGGTCGGTGAACTCCGGCGTATCGTTCTCCCGATCCTCGAGCAGGAGGACGTGTGCCGGTCTTGATGCCGAAGCGGCCCGGGATTGTCGGATTCAACGGTGCACCGCGCGGTCGCCCGACGGGGCAGGACCTGCGGTCACTCTGGTACACCCGCGCCTCGGGTGTCCCGCGATACGAGGATCTGCTCACCCCGCGCCTGATGGAGATGACCCACACGATCTCTATCCCGCTTGACACAGTGCTTCAACAGATTGTCACCACCCCGTGGACGATCGCCGCGACAGTCGACACCCCGACCTCTCGCCACGAATCCGCGGCAGACGCAGCTGTAGACCTCCTGGACGGGAACCTGTCGCAGAACTCGACGACGTTCGACGACCTCTGTAAAATGTGGCTGACCGATTGCCTGTCGATCGGTACTGGGGTCCTCGAGCTGGTCCCCGACGACGAGGGGATGCTCCTGGAGATCTATGCCCGCGACGGGGCGACGTTCACGAAAAATCCCGATGAATACGGCCGCCTCCCGCCGCAGGGATCGGACGAGCCCGCCTATTACCAGGTTGGCGCACAAATGGCGGTGGCGGGATACGGTGGCGCGGTCCCGTGGTCTGCAAGCGGCCTCCTGCGGCTCGAGCAGATGCAGGCGCTCGCCTCCGGAGCGCTGGCGTATCGAGGGATCGCGCCGGTCCCATTCTCGCGGGACCAGCTGGTCTGGCTAGAGGAAAACCCGAAATCCTGGCGCCTCTACGCCCAGGGTCGGGTGCAGCGGGTCTCACAACTCGTTGAGATCATCCTGAACCAGGACGCCTCGAACCTCCGTTACTTCCCGGCCAACGAGATCCCGGAGGGGGTCCTGAACCTGGTCGATCTGAACGCGAACGAGATCAGCCGGTTCCGCGAGTACTGGCGCGAGGAGGTCGAGGGCAAACCATACAAGTTGCCGATCGTCGGCGTCAAGAACGCTCAGTGGATCCCGTTCCGGGCAACTCTGCAGGACCTGCAGTTTCTCGAATCGCAGCGCTGGTATCACCATCTCGTCTGGATGACGTTCGGCCTGAACCCGAACGAGGTCGGCGACCTGGCGGACGTGAACCGTTCGACCGCACAGGAACAGGCAGAGACGGTCTGGCGCCGGACCACGGTCCCACTCCTCGAACTGCTAGCAAACGCCATCAACCACCACATCCTCCCCTTCACGGAGGCGTATTGGGACGTTGGCGGCGAACTGAGGTTTCTCTGGGACCCCAATAACCCGATCCTGAAACGGCAGCGCCGGGCGGAGCAGGAGAGCGATCTCCGGCTCGGGCTCAGCACCCCAAACCGGATCCTCGTCGAGCGAGGGGATGACCCGGTGCCCTGGGGCGACATGCCGCTCGTCCTGGTAGACTCCCTCGCCCGGATGCATCCGGAATGGTTCGCGAGCGAGATCTGCGGCATCGAGAACGCCCCAGAACCGCTCTACGGCGGGGGCCTGCTCCTCTCCTCCCCGGACCCGGTGATCAAGGCGTTCGCGGCGATGAAGGCGGCTCCCGACGACGAGCCGGAAGAGTGGCGGAGTCGGATTGAGGCGCTGCACCGTCGGGTGGCGGGGGTGTTCGATGATGCGATCCAGAACCTCCGGCCCGCAATCGAGGCGGTGTTCCCAGCGGAACGGCAGGAGGGCGACGCGAAACCTCTCGTAGACCTCGACGCGGTCCTCGACCAGATCGCGATCGTCGACGACCTCCTCGCCGCCACAGCAGAGCCGCGAGCGGATGCCCTGCAGCACGGGATCGACCTGGAGAGTCACCGGCTGGAGGAGGAGATCGCAGGCCGGATCGGCAAGGGACTCTACCGGGTCACGATCACGAAAGAGTTCGACGTCTCACAGACTTTCGCGTTCCGCCTCCTGCAGCAGCGGGCGGCCCGGAACATGCGCAGTGTTGAGGACTCGATCCGTGACCTCGTCCGGACCTCGCTCACCCGCGTCATCGGTGACGGGGGGAATGTCAGCGACGCGTGGCTCGCCCTGCAGCGGGACGTCCCTGGCATGACTAGTGATCACGCCCGGCTCGTCGCGAGGACCGAGATCATGGGGGCGCAGCGGTATGGGAAACAGGCGCTCGCAGAGGGGGTCGAGCACCTGCTCAAGGGTAAGACCTGGCGGTCGCGCAAGATCCCCGGCCGATCGCGTGCATGGCATAGCGTCATGGACGGGGTGACGGTCGCGGTCCGGGAATCGTGGACGGTGCCGGCCCTTGGCGTCAAGGGACAGCCGAAGGACTACCCGAAGCAGTGCTACGTTGTCGGCGAGGACCAGCCGTTCAACTGCATGTGTGACCAGCGCCTCGCACTCGCCGACAACCTCCCAGACACGGTGCAGGAACTCCGGTCCGTCAAGGGAGTGAACATCGAACCGCTAACCAAACAGGCCGCCGTCCTCCTCGAGCACGGGCGGCCACACGAGACGCTGCAGTCGTTACTGCAGCGGTTGGAGAAAGACATGTCTAAAAACCAGATGGCAGAACGCCTTGGAATTAGCAAGGCCACCCTCTACGAGTGGCTCAGGCAGGAGTGAATAGAATGGCGATAACAGCAGCAGGAGTCATCATCGATGAGCAGATGTTCGGCGGGACTATCGCCGCCGGCCAGATTGTGTATCTGAAATCAGATGGGAAATGGTACCTCGCGCGGGCGAACAGTACTGCGACGAGTGCCGGGGATCTGGCAATCGCTCTGGATTCCGGCGTCGCGGGTACAAGAGGGCGGCTCGTAAAGCTCGGGTATGTCAACAACCCGGTATGGACCTGGACACCCGGAGCAGCGCTCTATCTCTCCACCACAACTGCCGGCGGGCTGACCCAGACCCAGCCATCTGGGGCGGGGAACGTGGTTCGGGAAGTAGCCACGGCGTCGAATGACCCGGGTACGATCTACTTCGACCCATCACCCTCATCCGGCCCTCTCGCGACCGTGGAGGGGCTGACCGCGGAGAAAGGCGATCTGATTGTCGGGCAGGCGGGAGCATGGGCGAAGTTGCCCGCGGGGGATCCGTGGGCGCAGATCCATCCAAACCCAGCCGTTGCCTCCGGCTTAACTTGGCGACCGGCAGTCCCGGATCTGCTCAACCGCGTCGTCTACGAGACCGACGCGGTCGGGAATACTCTGGAGATCCACCAGGTCTACATCCCGATGTTCGTTACCCAGGGGCTCCCTGACGCGAACCTGAACAGCATCCTGTGTGGGGATATCTGGTTCGACAAGTATCTCGCCTGTCAACACGATGCCTCGAACGTCTCTCGCGGGACGGTGAGTGCAAACGACCCCCAGTCGAACGGCGCTGCCAGTAAACCGCACGTGGTGCCGTGGACCGATATCAACCGGAGCAATGCTAAATTGGCAATCGAGAACCGCGGTGGCGCGAATAACCATAAGACTGGTAATTGTGTGCAGTTTGGCACAGGCAGCGCATCGGCATTCTATGTTGCAAACATCTCCGACCTGATAGGAAAACGAGTTTATATCACACAGAGTGGCGTGAAATATGTCCGGCGGATCGTTCGAACAGGCGGTAATGTTGATGCCGATCCCAATGCCGCAAAATTTGTAGAGATCTACCCCGCGCTCCCGGCACCAATCACGGCAGCCGATACCTACGAAATCCTGCACTATTATCTCCCGGGAGGGAAAGAGTGGTTCGATCTCTGGGCTTGGGCGCACATGAATAGGTACCAGCACAGTCTGGGATGGCCGAAAGGGAATACGAACTGGGGAAAATTCCACGAGGACCCGCGTGCGCAGGTATACGAGGGGCTCCCTGACCCTGTCAGGCCGGGCTACAGTGGCAATGCGATCGCGAGAACGCTTACCGGATCCGGCCCCCTCTCCTGGAGCCTCAACGGTAA